AAGAGTATTCGGTTCATAGGTAATCAACGAATAGCATTAGTCTTTTTGAATCAAGTACGAGAAAAGATTGGTGGTGTGGTATTTGGAGATCCTACAATATCGCCTGGTGGTAAAGCGATACCGTTCTTTTCATCAGTAAGAGTAAAGCTTTATAGTGGTGGTAAAGTTAAAGTTGGTCAAGATACGATAGGTGTTGGTATTAAGCCAAAGATTATTAAAAATCGTTTAGGGCCACCTCACCGCGAGGCGATACTTAAGATGTATTTCAATCGTGGGTTGATTGATGAAGAGAGTTGGCTTGATGTGTTGTTACAGTTTAATGTAGCAGAAAAGATCTCGGCACAAAAGTCATCTATTACCAATAAAGATAATGGTGAAGTGTATGAGTTTAAAAACAATAAATATGTAGAGTGGGTTAGAAAACCTGAAAACGCAGAGGCTCATACGTATTGTAAAAGGATGGTAAAAGAGTCATTAGTTATAGAACAAGATCCAGATAAACGTGAAGAAGAAGTTACCACAGAAGCTTTAGGAGAGGATGAAATTCTCTAATGAAATTTTGGGAAACATTTAAGGAAGAACAAAAAAAGGATACTAAACATTCCTGGTGGCATTCGTCCTTCTTTATAATAGGGTTGTTAATAGGAGCAGGAATAATTGTCTCTTGCGTTGGGGCATTGTTCCTGGCCCTAGGGTGGGGATTTTCTCTTCTATGGAATTATAGCGTTGCTCCAATGACTACAGTTACCGATATAGGGGCTACTCAAGCAGCAGCATTGTTATTTTTGATTTTTTGTTTTGCTCGTTTTATTAAGGTTTTTATTAAAGGTTAGCCGCCATCGTCTAATGGTTAGGACTCTGGGTTTTCATCTCAGCAATCGCGGTTCAATCCCGCGTGGCGGTACCATTTTCTAGTAAAATTTTTTCCAAATAATGAATTTAAATTTTTTTGAATGATAGTGTAAACTTATGGTATTCTTATGCTATATTTATACTACCAACAGGAATTATTATGAATAAAGAAAACTTAAAAACAATAGCTATTACGCTTCTATCGGTCATTTTAGTAGCACATACGGTTATTTTAGTAGCACATAGTGTAAAAAATAAGAACGTCATTGAAGGGTTAAATGATGAAATAAGTTTTTTAAATTTTAAGGTATCAATAGCAGACTCACTTATAAAAGACACTACCCTTAACGGTCTTATTGTAGCTGAAAAACTGTTAGGTTATCAAGAAAGAATAAAGGATATTGAGGCAAATACTCATAAAATAGTGGTTACAATGTATCACCCTGTTTCATCTCAAACTGATGATACCCCTAATATTACAGCAGATGGAACTGTTATTAAAATAAAAAGAGCGAGTGAATATAAATATGTGGCGGTTTCACGAAATATGCTTGTACGTAATGGCGGCTTTCTTAGATTTGGCGATTATGTGTGGGTGGATGCTGGTAAGAAGTCTGGAGTTTATCAAGTCAAAGATACGATGAATGCACGATTTACTAATCGTATTGATATTTTGGAAACACCAGGCGTTAAACCTTATAAGTATGACGATGCATCATTAAGAAGAATAAAATATGATATTGAACAACTTTAAATTATACCCTATATTGTTTCCTTTACTTTTTACTTTAAGTGGATGTTATACGTTACTTAGCAATCCACTTAAAGTAAATCCTAAACCTAAATTAAGCAATCACATAGAAAAACATAATGAATCAAATGAGTATATCACAATGGTTAACAGACGTTATGAGCGGCAGTTACAACAGCCTTACCCATATTACAGCAATGGGCATTATCCTGTTGGCCCTTATTATTATAATCGTTATAATACCTACAGCACTCACCATATACATGACGTTTCGCAGTCATCCGTATCGCAAATTCAAAACACCGGTGAACCGAAACAACAAAATTTTAAAAATGAAGTTAAAGAAGTGACCTCCGGTAAGGATGTAGAAAGAGCAAAAATGGTTTGGAATCGCCGCACTCACCCGCGAGGTCGAAATCCACCAGCACCAACTCGGAGACAGAAAGATGGAGAATGAAATAGAAGATGAGTCATCAATATTAATTAAAGGTTTTTATTATGTTAATCACACTTAGGATTTGGGGGTGGATCTTTCTCGAAAATTCTGTTTGGTATAGTGGCGGCACAAAAGTATGTTTATTAAAGCAGAAAAGATGGTCTATTCGATTGGCTAAAATGCGAGAAAAAGAATCTTTAATAGAACAAAGAAAGAGCTTGACAAGTTGGAGAGAATTGGTTATATTATATAGAGTGATTACAAAGCGACTCATAACTAATATGGTGGTGTGGTAAAAATATGAAAAAGGTTTTATTGATTGATTTGATGAATATGTTTGTTAGAAACTTCTCCGCAGTTAGATTAACAAACGATAATGGCGAACATGTAGGGGGAGCATTTGGTACTCTTAATAGTTTGCAGTCACAAATAAAAAAGCATAATCCCGATATAGTTTCGGTGGTTTGGGAAGGTAAAGGTTCATCAGAACGGCGAAGACGCACATTAAAGGAATACAAAGAGGGTAGAAAGTTTAGAGGTCTTAATAGGCATTTTGAATACTCACAAGAAGATGAAACAGCATCCTTTGCTAGACAACTCCAATTACTTAAAGAGTGTCTAGACTTACTCCCCGTATATCAACCGGCAGTTCAGTACCTAGAGGCCGATGATCAAATAGCATATTCCTGTAGAACTTTCTTTAAAAATGAAGCCAAAGTGATTGTTTCTACCGATAGAGATTTTTTTCAGTTAGTAGATAGTAACACTACTATTTATCGACCAGTTAAAAGTAAAGAGAATCCTAAAGGTGAAACAATAGACTTCGATTATATGATGGAAAAAGAGTTAGTTTTTCCACCTAATTATGCACTTCTAAAGGCAATCGTGGGTGATAAGAGTGATAACATCACTGGCATCTCTGGCGTTGGAGAGAAGACCGCTAAGAGGGATTTTCCATTACTTTCGGTTAATGAAGATATGGGTGTAGATGATATTTTAGAATACGCAAATAGTCAAAAGAATAGTAAGTATCAGAAGTATATTGATAATGAAAAATTGTTAAGATTAAATTACAAGATAGTGCAACTACTAGATATAGAGGTGAACATGCAATCAATTGTGGCGTTAGAGAAAAGTTATGATAATAAAGATTTAAAGTTTAATCCTTATCAACTTCGTCTTAAGTTAATGAGCGAAGATATATCGCCCACTAATATTGATAACTGGGTTTCATCTTATATGTCGGTTTCTCGCGAACCCGTAATACTTTAAGGAGATTATAAATGTCGTATACGGATGTTGATTCTTTTAAGTCTTTTGGAGCAAATTTTCAGAATTGTGTTCTACAAGCGGCTTTAATTGACAGAGATTTTTTTGAAAAAAGTTTTGAGGTTTTAAAAGAAGAATACTTCACATCTGAAGCACACAAAACAGTTTGGTTGGAAATAAGAAAACTCTTTAACAAGTATAATGCACCACCAACTTACGATACTTTAAAGACAGAAATCTCTCAGTATCCAGAGGGAGAGCTTAAAGAGTCAACAATAAATGTTTTGTTAGATATAGAAACAAAAGTTAATCGTCAAGAGATTGAATATGCGATAGATAAGTCGTTAGAGTTTTGTAAGAATCAATCTATGAAGGGTGCAATTCTACAATCAGTAGAATTGTTGAAAGAAGGTAAGTTTGAAGAGATTCAAAAAACTATTGAAGATAGCTTAAAGATTAGTACTGAACAAGATTTGGGGTCTGATTATTTTGATTCGTTTAAGTCTCGTCAGCAAGTACACGCACGAGCGTGTATTCCAACAGGGTTTCCGTTACTGGATCAAAACAATGTGTTAGATGGTGGACTGGCTCACGGCGAGTTGGGCGTAGTGATGGCACCAACTGGCGGCGGTAAATCATTCTTTCTTGTAAATCTTGGGTATGGTGCCTTAGCTGCCGGCAAGAATGTAATTCATTATTCATTTGAGTTGAGCGAAACTCATGTAGGTAATCGTTATGACAGTCGTATTACAGGCATACCTACAAAAGAATTGCGCGGTAGAATGGCAGAGGCAGAAAATGAATTAACTCGTTTTAATGGTGGTCAATTATTTATTAAAGAATATCCTCCGAAAGTTGCCACAATTAATACGATTAAATTTCATATGGGTAGGTTACTATCTAATGGTTTTAGCCCTGACTTAATTATAATTGATTATGGTGATTTGATGAAGAGTCGCCGTGGTTATGATCAAAAGCGTTTTGAGTTAGAAAGTATTTTTGAAGATCTTCGTGCGTTGTCTATGGAAATGAAGTTACCTATTTGGACAGCTACTCAAAGTAATCGTGATGGATTCAATGATGATGTGATTACTATTGATAAAGTTGGTGAGGCAATCAACAAGGCAATGGTTGTAGATTTCTTTGGAACTTTTTCCCAACGTAAATTTCATATTGGTAAGAATAGAATGGGGCAAGCTAATGTTAATTTTAATATTAATATGGACCCAGCTCGTGCCTTTATTGATTTAAATGAAGATAT